ATAATAGTCCTCGTATCCATTTATATCTAACCATTTTTCCATGATATAAAGGTAATAAATTCAATAGGATTTCACACCATATCTTTTTACTTTCCAATCCTTTCTCTAAACATCTTTCTATGGAATAGATATGCCCACACAAACGTCAAGGCTAATCCTACATTAAGTACAACCTCAGTTAGTGGTGGATCTGATAATGTGAGTACGTTCAACGCACTTCCACATATGATGCCTATCAATCCTAACTTGAGTGTCCAGTGACCTACGAATGACCACTTGTGTACAACCTTTGTCTTATCACCGTATAGATACACGTACATCATAATGACGCTCACGCACATCACAAGATTTGATACCTCGTTAATTGCTACTGCTATCATCTTCGTTGAATATTTTCTTTGATAATTTTTCTACGCCCTTGAGTCCGATGTAACCAAGGATAAATGCAAGACCGTACTCTGTCTTCCCATTTAAACCTGTCACCTCAACAACTACCTGAGTGAGATAATTAGCAGAGAATGTACCTGCGATGATACCAGCAATAGAAGACTTCAGATTCTTTGTGGCATCGTTACTTACTGTGACAAGGGAACCTGCAAGTCCTGCCAACACAAAGGCAATGTTAATGCCTATTTCTTCTAAGAAGTCTTTCATTGTTCATTAATTTATAAGGTTTTCATTCGTCAATACTTTCTAATGCGTGATTTTTTCCTAACAAATTAAGAAAATTTGCAAGTCCAATTCCTGTCTTAGTGAGAGTACCATCTCTTAGATTTCTTCCTGTTATGTCTGATATGGAATCATCTTCGTTTCCGTATTGATGTCCGCCTGACACCACACAAACATCATTCAACAACTCCTTCATCCAAACATTACCAAGCTGACTGAACAACGTGGCCGACTTGTAGATTTTCTCACTGAGTGTGTTCCAAAAAGGAATAGTCAGGATATCTTTCAACGAGTAAACAATCCCCATTAATATGAATATCGGGAAGAATATCTTAGCTGCTATGAAGAATAGTATGTTTCTCACACTACTAAAGGTTTAATAAGATTGATTGCTTGAGTTCTAACACTACCTGCTTCCTCACTACTTACAAGATCCCACCAGAACTCTTCTCCTTCCTCAATCAGTCTTAGGAAATCTCCCGACCCTGTCTTGATGAAGTCGTTGACCTCTGTCATTGCGTTAGTGTACCACTCTTGAATCATCGCTCTCAACGGAAGTGTTCCTCCTTGCCCGTCAGGAATCGTAATGGGAGATTCATTGACAAGTGTCTTACATTGAGCAACCGCATCAAATCTTTGTTCCCAATTTGAGAAGTCTGTGAGATCTGAATACGCTATTCCTGCATTGTCCAAAGTCTTTTTGACAAAGTCATCAGCATCTATGGTAAGACTAGAGCTGTCAGACATCGTGTATGGCTTGTCTTTTGGTTCTACATAAGGAGGTTTTCCAAAGTAGGATACTTCTCCTTCGGGCTTTTTCTTGTCAATTTCAGCAAGAGCATTGTCAAAATCTGTTTGATTACCTAATAATATCTTCATTTTTTCCTGTTTATGACCAGATCTCTTCCTTCCAAGCCTGATTAGCAGCTATCTCATCTCCCGTTAAGACTCTATCCCATATTCCTACGTAACCAACTATTCCAGTAGACGTTCCGCTCCAAGCACTTAATATGAACTCCAAGGAGTCAGGTTCAACAAGGGTTGCGGGCCAAGCCGCTCCTATTGCTCCTCCTACAGTAACCTCTACACCATCTAAGTAAAACTTCAATCTGTCCGTTCCTGTTTCTGACCCGTCAAACACAAATGTACCCATACAGGTTTGGTCTGCTTTATCGTAGCCGTAGTATTGACTAGATACGGTGCCTCCTGCCTCCGTTGAGGCAGTGATGTTGTTCGTTCCAGTAAATATGTTGAAAGTGTAATTAGGGTCGTTACCATCCCCCAAACTGAACCAGTACTGATTAGCCGTTGGTGTAAATACGAAGTCAAGTGTAAACTCAGTATAACTTCCACTCGCAAATGAAGTTGTCTTGAAATTAGTGTTGACCTTTAAGGATAAATCCTTGAAATCATACTTTCCCTTATTAGGTACTTGTCCAACTCTGTTAGCCGCAAAAACTGCTGATAAGTCGTAACCATTACCGCTTTGGTCTGCCCAAGCATCCACCTTATCCGAAACAAGAGTTATTCCTGCGTCAGATCTGTATAATGCTATTGCGTCTGCGAAGCTTGATGGGTCGGCTAGTGATGGAACTCCTCCACCACCTCCAAGAACACCATTTATTCCTACACCTATTGACATCTTAATTCATATATGCTATACAACTACCTGTAGAGGTTGTAATAGCTGTTATTGAAGAACCTTCTTGAACAGGAAGATATATGCCAGCCTTTATAGTGGCTCCTGTGAGATTGTACTCATCTAATTTATTCTCTCCGTTCACAGAGAAAGTGGTAAACACACAGTCTTCCTGACACACTACAGCATAAGCAGATAACCCTGTGTGATCTGTTGAAACTGCAAGATGTTTGAAGCCACCTGTTCCTGATATTTTCCTTAGTTGTGATAGGCTTTCTACTTCGCCTGGTGATAATTTTGACATTTTAAATGTATTTAGGTAGATTATCGTCTAATATTTTTGCATCTGAACATCCACACGGACATCCACACAGTTCATCCATCTGTCCGAGAAACTTCTTGGCTACAGAGTCCTTAAAACAAGAAACTTCTGTATCCTCGTCTTGGTTCAATGTGAATATGCCCTCGTCAATATATGTACACATCTCTCCGATAGCATAGTTCAGGAACATTGCCTTTCTCTTCTTGCACTCGTACATCTCCATATCTCCGATGGCACGAGCTTCCATCATATCAATAACCATATCAGCGAAGCAACACCTCGCCAATACCGTTCTGTTCGTTATGTTTGATTCGTTGAATATCATACTCCTTTCTTAGTGTATCTTACATACCAACCATTTACAACGCAAGTACAGTTATTGTCAGCTTTTATCTTTAACTGTGCAGCATTATTTTTTACATCCTCACTCCCTATATAAAGTCCCTGATATCTGATAAGATTATATGTCCCTGCCGTCTTAAAGTTTTGAGCAGATATGAATGGAACATCAATAGACCCACCAAAACCCATAAACAAATCTACGTCTACCGCAGTATTGTTTGTTACGGTTGTAACAGAAAGATCAAGTCGTATATCAATCATATCTCCAACCTTCAACTCGCTCCAATCAAAAGAGTTTGTGGATGAATCCCAAAGCTGTGTAACTCCTTCTGGCAGGTATGCTGTGTTTGTATTTACACCAAGACCGTCATTGGTAATTACGCTGTAAACAGCAGTAACATTCAATGGTGTTCCTGTCGTAGCAAAATCAGCATAGTCTGCCCATCCTCCTGAGAAGCTATCTCCACCATCACTCTGTAGATACGCCTTTATTGTAGTAACAAGTTCATAAACCGAGTTTACTGATGGATCATCTATCATAGATGCCTCCTGACTGAAGATTGTGTTTACTGATTCTCCTACAGTTTGGGTAATGATAATGTTGCCATTACTCGCAGATACAGACAGTTCTGACTTAGGGTAATAGTTAATGTTCTTACCTACCTTGTCGTAGATAAGAAGCTCTAAGTTTTTATTCTGTATATCGTAAGCCATTATGATTTAAGCATACAAAGTACTACAGAAGACTTACCACCAACACCACCAGAAACAGATGTTTCAATTCTAATTACATCTCCTGCCACAAACGTATTGTTGGCTGTAGGAGTAGATGAAACAATGTTTCCAAGAAGAAGAGCTGATGACATATCAATTTGTGACCCTGTAAGAACAGTTCCACCGTTATCTTTGAATACATGGGTTCCAGTTGAAGTAAATGTCTTTGTAACTGTACCATGAATAGCCTCAATAGTGCATGGGAAGCAAATTTTATAATCTACCGCACCAATTTCACCAGCACTTTCAAAAGATACTGGAATTACAACTTGAACTCTATTTGCGTCATCATCAAGCTTTGCAGCAGTTACCGCATCGTCAGCAATCTTTACTGTGCTGATTGCATCATTTGCAATTGTCAACGCTCCTGCCTTACTAATAGTAGCGTCACCACTCATATCTACAGCAGCAACTCCTGCCGCAGTATCTCCAAGTAGCATTCTTCCGTCAGCACTTCCAAGTTCAATATCAGCAGGGTTTCCTGAAGCATCTCCGTAGATAATCTTACCCTTTGCAAGCCCTGCCATCTTAGCAAGCGTTACTGCATTGTCTTCAATCTTAGCAGTTGTTACTGAACTGGCTGCGAGCCTGTCTGAATCAACAATACCAACCTCATCGAAAGAAGGTCTTACAGTTACAATCCAAGCAGCCCCATCGTACAGACATTCTGCTATGAATTTTGAAGCTATTAGTTCGTTAGGAATGTTAGCACCAAAAATCTGCAACGCAGAAGCACCAATGGTTAGGTTTGCGTTCCACACAATCTCTACAAATGTGTCTTTATCTGGAGAACCTGTAGGTGCAATTGTGTAAGGAGCTGTAGCAGACCCACTAAAAACGTAAGATAATTTAGTTAACTGAAGCCCTGTTGGAGGAAATGTATTCGGAGACACATCTACATTGTAAGTACCTGAAGACGATACCGTTACGTGTATTGAAGATTTTCTTTTTGACATCGTTATGCTTTCAAATATTTAGTAACCTCGTAGTATGTTAATGCTACGGTATTTGTGTTATCTGAGGTAAGTTCAACGGTTATATCTTTTGTACCTGAGTTTAATGTTATGGAAGATTGATAAGCGTCAATTACACCATCCAATGCTTGTGAAATCTTTCCATACATATATTTGTTACCTACGTTTGAATCGTCCATTGCTTCAAACCTTACGTGTGGTGTTATTGTATTTGTTGCGGTGACTATTAAATCAATCTCAAACCTCAAACCCAACATATCTCCAATAGAACCACCGAAACTTCCTATGTAATACCAAAACATCCTGTTTCCATCAAACTTAACTTCAATGGTAGGGTAATATCCATCAACCTTATCTGTCAAAATATTACCCTTTACTTTTATGAAATCACCTACAGTTCCTATGGTATTCTGGGGAATGCTTGTCGTTTTAACAGGAGTAGGTGTTGTAGTCACATGGGGATGTGGCGAGGTGTCAATATCAATTACGGCAACACCATCAGTACCAATTGCCCCTGTTTTTCCGTTAGCAACAAACGAAACAACAACATCGTCATTTGCAGTAAATGTTCCACTTGAAGATATATGAGTAACTGTAAGCGTGTAATAATCTCCACTATCTACTGAAGCTGTAACTTTTCCTGTCCAGAATATAGTAGATGATCCACGTTTAAAGATTCTTATTAGACCATAATTTCCAGCATCCCCATTGTCATCTATAGATGCTAAAAAATTAGCTCCATTTACGCTGTTTTTTGCAGTTTCGTCTATATAAATCTCAGTAACAGACGCAGGAGTTAGATCGTTTAATCTTAAAAAACCCCC